TCATGCGAAGTACAGTGCTTTTTTGGTGGAGCTATCAGGAGTCAAAACGAACATTTTAGCATCCGGTGACAGCCCGCCATCGGGCGGGTCTTCTCCGGTTTCCAAAGGAATTTCGACGCTATTCTGGTCTCCCATGCAGGAGAACACCAGCTTCATGCGGTTATCATCGTAGACATAGACGGCCACGAGGAAGTTTTTGAACAGCTCCATCTGAAAATCCCGGTCGTGGATGTCACCCTGCTGCAGCAGTTCCAGATAGGAGATGATTTGCTCCCGGTCGATTTTCACGACATCCTCTTTGGCCACATTCAGCTGGACGCTCAGCCGGGATTGCTCAGTCTCAAGCTCGACCATCCGGGTGCGGGTGGCCTCTGTGATAATCCCCATCTCGATGGCTTTCAGCATATTCGAGGTGGCTTTTTTATTTTCCTCCAACTGCTGCTCCAACGCCTCAATCTGGAGGTCATTGTCGTGCTTTTCCCAGTATTCGACCGTCCGATCTGCTATCCACGCAATGACATCATCGGTCAAGCAGTACATCTTGATGGCCTGAGCCACAGCCGGTTCAATGACATCCCGGCGGATGTTCTTCTTGTCACAGGCGTGCTCGGTGCGCCGCTTCTGGCAGGTGTAGTAGTAATGCAGCTCGCCGTTTCTACTGGTGCCAGATACGCCCGTCATGTAGCTGCCACAATGCCCGCAGCGCAGCTTCCCGGTCAGCAGATAATCTTCTGCCCCGACACGGTGCCGGGTTCCGACTGGATTCTTTTTCATCCTCATGGCCTCCTGTACCCTGTACCACAAATCATCGCTCACTATGCGTGGAATGCCATCGGCCACCCGGACATCCCCGTATATGTAGATGCCCCGGTACCGCTCGTTCTGGCAAATACTCTGGAAGCTGCCTTTGTTCCAGTTGGCTCCCTTGCTGGTCTTGATGCCCTGGGCATTGAGATCTCGCGCAATGTCCACGAACAGGTCACCAGCAGCCACACGGGTGAATATTTCCCGCACAACGGCCGCATTCGCTTCATCCAGCACCACACGGCCATCCTCACCCCGCTTGTAGCCCAAGGGCTGCCGACCGTTCGCCATGCACTTGCTGGCGTTATCATACAGCCCCCGGGTGATGTCCTCCGCCATGTTCTCGCTGTAGAATTGATTCACATTCATCATGTTCCTCAATGCGAAACGCCCGGCGGCTGTATCGTCAAAATCTTCCTCGGCGTAGAACACCTTCACGCCGCAGTCTTCCAGTTTGGCCTCGTTGACCATTGCCTGAAGCATATTGCGGCCAATGCGGTTTGACTTCCATGCCACAACCGCCTGAAATTTGCCTTTTTCAGCATCCCGCATCATTCGCTGGAAGTTGGGCCGCTTATCGGTCTTGCCGCTGATGGCCCTGTCCTCATAGGTTCCAACGACGTGCAGCCCCAGCTCGGCAGCGTGCTTCATGCACTCTCTGACCTGCTGCTCAATGCTGACCTCTCGCTGGTTGTGGGAGGAATAGCGGGCATAAATGACGGCATTCTGACCCGCAGCAATATTCTTTTTTCGGGCCATCAACCATCACCTCACGATTATCTTCTTCAAAATTCGCAATATTTTTCCGATTTTCGGTATAATTCTACGAATCCCTGAAAAGCGGGTGCGTATTTGATATAATTCAGTTGCTGCCGACAGTAAATTTGAGAAAGGAGCCATGCCGTATGACTACGAGCGAATGGTCGGATATCTTTGCCAAAATCAAAAAACTGTCGGATGCTGATAAGGAGCGATTGCTTATTTTTCTGCACGCCCTGAAAGGTAACGAAGATAGCTCAACGCCTCCTGCTGCCGATCTGCCGGTAAATCAAGAAGCAGCTCAATAATTTCAGCCGTTTGGCCGTCCTCCTGCTGGAGGGCGGCCTTTATCATTTCCTTGGGAGTATGGCCCAGCAGAGAATCCAGCGACTCGCCCAGCTCATCCGCAATGGCGCAGGCCGTCACCAACGAAATAGAGTCGCTGCCGCTCAGTTCTTCTTCGATTTCCTGAACGCTGATACCCGCAGCCTCTAAGTCGGCCGGATCTGCATTATTCAAAATCTGCATCACGCTGTCGCGGAATTTCGAAGCCCACTCATTCCGGCTGGCTTCTTCATCCCATCCCATGATGTAAGACGGGGTCGTATCAAGTGCATCAGCAATAGCCTTGATTTTAGACTGCGTGAGGACACGGAAGCCAAGCTCAATCTTATTGATAGATGATTTCGACTTATAGCCGATTTTCTTTGCTAGTTCTTCTTGGGACATCCCCAATTCTTCACGTCGAATTTTCACTCTTTGTCCGATGGTCATGGTTTTGCATCCCCCTAAATTCTTCTGATGCAATTATAATACGGCGTAGGCATGAGGTCAACATTTTTTCAAATTTTTCAAAAAAATAGTTGACATTCGGTCTACGAGGTGGTAATATACGCCCAGTAGACAACCAGTCTACGCCGAACGGAAAGCGAGGTGAACTTACTGTGACCAATACCACTTTGCTCAAAGCAAAGATTGATGCCTCCGGCTACAAGATGAAGTATATTGCAAATCGCATTGGCCTTTCATATCAGGGATTTTTGAACAAAATTCGGAATAAAACCGATTTTACCGCACCTGAAATTAAAAGTCTGTGCGAGTTGCTCCACATCGGAACGGAGGAAATGGAGCAGATTTTTTTTGCTCTGTAAGTAGACTGTTTGCCTACTTCAAAACAGGAGGACCACATGGACACCACAATTCACATCAACGTGGCCGATATTCCCCCGGAAGTCGGTGAGAGCTTTGGCCGCGTGACGCTGGCGGGATTCAAAAAATTCATCGCCCAGCCCGGGAACCGCGAGAAGCTGGAAGCCCAAACGGCTGCCCGCAAGGCTCGCAAAGAAAGGGAGTGTAAGGAATGACCCGGATTCTGATGATCGTGTACGGCATCACCGCCGAACAGGCAGCAGCTCGTGCCCCGGCGGCGCAGTTTGCTGTGACCTCTGTTATCGCAGCCCTGTTTGTCTGGCTGGACAGCATGGGGATGTTCGATGATGTAGGCCGCTGGATGGGGCGCAAGCTCCGGGAGGTGCTGGATGCTGTATCCGACTGACGAAGAAGCTGGCTACCCTGAGCCTCCTGTGTGCCCCCTCTGCCACCAGAGGTGCGATACCATCTACCGCACCGATGATGGCACAATCGTTGGCTGCGACCGCTGCTTAGAGGCCGCAGATGCATGGGAAGTCAACGAGTGCTTCCCGGAAAAGGAGTGATTTTTATGAAAGGATTGGTATTTGACACTGAGAATCGGATTCAGCTCAAGGACTTCGGCGAACCGCTGCTGGATAACCTCCAGAAAGAGGTCGGCGGCTACATCGAGGTGGTTCATCCCAAGTATCTGCCGGAAGGCCTCTGCATGGTGGTAGATGATGAGGGATTGCTGAAAGGCTCCCCCGTCAATAACATTGCCAGCATCCTCTATGGCACGCCGGAACACGGTCAGCCCATTGCTGGCAACGCCGTGATTCTCGGCGAGGGCTTTGTGGACGGCGAGCGTGATTTTGTGAGCCTGACCGAGGATGATAAAACCAACCTGATTCTCTTGCTTTTCGCGCTCGGCATCAGCATCAAGGACGAAAGCGAGGCCGAATGATGGATCTGGAAAAATTCTACTTCACCTATGGTTCCGATGATGTCCAGCCGTACTGCGGTGGGTGGACGGAGGTTTGGGCACCCAACTACAAGATGGCGTGTCAGGCATTCCGGGCAGTGCATCCCGACCGCATTCCCAATATCCTGAACTGCTCCAGCGTGTACAGCGCAAGGGAGTTCGAGAAAACCAAGATGTTCGGCCCGGGCGGCAACTTCGGCCTCCGCTGCCGGGAGACCATCACTCTGAACATCGCTGTCAACAAGGCCGAGGAGGGGGTGATTTTTTGAAAGTAAGAGGCAAAAAGCTGACCCGCAAGCAGAAAGAGGCCCTTTCCGCACAGGGCTGGGACTTCCGCCTGTACCTCTGTGTCCGGGATGGCCCGGACTTCATGGAGCTGGTCAACCGTACCACCGGCAAGTACGTCATGTTCCGCAAGTAAGCCTATCAACTGAAAAGGAGTAAACATTATGATTCGCAATCCCAACGACATTCAGGACGGCGCAAAGAAGATTCGGATGCTCATTGCTGGCTACCCCGGCATCGGCAAGTCCACGCTGGCCCTGTCCGCACCCCGCCCGCTGCACATCGACTGCGACTTTGGCATTGACCGTATCGAACCTCGCTACCGTATGCCGTACATCCAGCCCCGCAGCTATGACGAGATTCTGAATGACCTGAAGCCGGAGAACCTCAAGGACTTCGAGACGCTGGTGTTCGATACCGCCGGAAAGCTTATCACCCTGATGGGCCTGTGGGCTATCAAGCAGAACCCCAAGTATGGTCAGCGAGACGGCAGTCTGTCCCTCAAGGGCTATGGCTTTGTTGGCCGCGAGTTCGTCCGGCTGATGGACTACTGCTTCTACGAGCTGAAGAAGAACATCGTGGTGGTCTTCCACGCCACCGAGGAAAAGGACGGCGATAACACCCGTCTCCGCATCAAGGTCGAGGGTCAGACCAAGAACAATGTGTGGGAGCCTATGGATCTGGGCGGTTTCGTGGAGATGTACGGCAACGACCGCACCATCGGCTTCTCCAACTGTGAGCGGTATTTCGCCAAGGGCACCCGCGGCATCCACGGCGTTTATAAGATTCCCGCCCTTGGCCCCGGCAGCCAGAATGACTTCCTGACCAAGCTGTTCGAGGAATATAACAGCAAGGCCGCTGAGGAAGTAGCTGCAAACGCCAAGGAAAACGAGGCGTACGAACAGGTTATGCAGGAGGGCAGCAAAATCATTGCTGGCATCAAGGATGCAGACACCGTCAACGCCGCTATGCAACCGTTCAAGAACTTGCAGCATCACCTGACTTCCAGCCGGGAACTGAACGCTATGTGGAAAGCCAAAATCGCAGCCCTCGGTTTGGTATTCGATTCCACCGAAGTCAAGTATGTTCCTAAGTCCACAGAGGAGGCACAGTAAATGGCTGCATACCTCATTACTCACTCGCTGCTGTCCTCGTGGCTGCACCTTATCCGGGAGAATCCCTACGAGGATTTGACCACCGAGGGTGACCCTCTGGCGGAATTCATGCTGGTGCTGAAACGTGAGCCTACACCTCGCACCGAGGCCATGCAGAACGGCATCGACTTTGAGAACCTCGTGACTGCCATTGTCAACGGCCACGATGACCCCAACAATCCGTGGAGCTGGGCTGCCGGGCAGATTGCTGCCATCATCAATGGTGGACAGCTGCAGTTCAAAGCCCGCCGGAAGATTCAGGTGCGGGGCATGGATGTGGTTCTGTATGGCCGCCTCGATGCCCTGAAAGCTGGCACCATCTATGACATCAAATTCAGCAAGGGCTACGAGCGCGGAAAGTTCTATTCCAGCACCCAGCACCCAACCTATATGCTGCTCATCCCGGAAGCGCAGACGTTTTCCTACCTCGTCAGCAACGGCATGGACGTTTGGACGGAGTGCTACCGCAGGGATGAAACGCCGGATATTTGCCCCATTATTTCGGACTTCTTCGACTGGTTGGATGCTTTCGGTCTGATGAACGTGTTCAAGGAGCACTGGAAAGCCTTATGACCGGGCGGCTGGTCGATATGAGTTTCAGTTTGAACCGTAAGCAGCGTATCACGCTGGAAGTTGATTCTGATTTCCGAAGTCTGTGGGACAAGCTGAATCAGGAGCCGCTGCTGGACATTGAAATCAAGAAGCACCGCAACAAGCGCAGCCACAGTGCAAACGCCTACTTTCATGTTCTGGTCAACAAGATCGCCGCCGAAACTGGCGAATCGGACGACCTTGTGAAAGAGCGGCTGGTTGTGGCCTACGGCACGGTTGCGAGAGATAAGGATGGCTGCACCGTGGGCTTCAAACTTCCGGTCAGCGTGGATGTTCACGACCTCTACAAATACACCCGCTGCTTTGATGTGCGGGAAGAGGACGGAAAATGGTTCAACTGCTACTTGGTTTACAAGGACACCAGCAAGATGGACACGAAAGAATTTTCACACCTGATTGACGGTGCGATTGATGAAGCCAAGGCTCTGGGTATCGAGACGGATACCCCGGAGCAGTTGGCCCGGTACAAGGAGGAATGGTCACGATGAAAGGCCGAATCGTCATCTGCGACTACTGCGGAACGCCCGCAGACTTCGTAGACAGTTCGGTGGTTTACCACGGCCACAGCTTCGGCATGATTTACCTCTGCCCTCGCTGCGGTGCCTATGTCGGCGTACACAAGGGGTCTGACAAACCCCTTGGCCGCTTGGCAAATTCGGAGTTGCGCAACTGGAAAAAGGCAGCTCATGCAGCATTTGACCCGCTCTGGAAATACGGTCCCTACCGTGGCCGCCGGAATGAGGCCTACCGCTGGCTGTCCGAGAAGATGGGCACCCCGATTGAATTTACGCATATTGGAATGTTCGATGTGGACCAGTGCCGCAAGGTGGTCCGCATCATGCGAGAAGAAAGGAACCGGTTATGGAAGATTTGAACGTCCAGACCATCACTATCCCGGTTGAGGAGTACAAGGACTTGCTTCGGGCACAGACCGAGCTCGCCATCATCTACCAGAAGAACGCCAACGGTGATGCTTACGGCACTGGCACTTTCGTGCAGGAGCTGCGGAACGCATTTTGCAACGTCAGGCAGGAGGCCGCCGATGCTGAATAATTGCACATTTCAGGGCCGCTTCGCTGCTGATCCTGAAATGCGGACCACACAGAGCGGCCTGACAGTTGCCAGCTTTCGCATGGCCGTTGACCGGGATAATGTCGGTCAGGATGGCCGGCGGGCTACCGATTGGCTGAATTTCGTGGCATGGCGTAAAACGGCAGAGTTCGTTTGCCAGTATTTCCGCAAGGGAAGCACGGCTCTTGTGGAGTGCCAGTGCCAGACCCGCTCCTACGAGGACAAGAACGGTCAGAAGCGCACCGCCACCGAGTTTGTGGTCCAGAAGATTCACTTTTGCGGCCCCAAAACGGAGCAGCGAGTGGATGATGGCGGTGAGGCACCGCCGCCGGGCTACCAGCAGCCGCCCTATCAGAACCAGCAGTCGCAGCAGATGGGCTTCAATACCCAGAGCCAGCGGCAACAGTGGCAGCAGAGTGCCCCCGGCGGGCAGCAGCCCGGCTACTCGCAGGGCAATCCCGATGATTTCTCCGAGATCGACGACACGGACGACTTGCCGTTCTGACCGCAACAAGGAGGTGGTTGGATGGTAAAGCCAGACAATTACATCATGATTCCTGGATGGATGCGCACGGAACTGGATTTGAAAGGAAATGAGTTGAACCTATATGCAATAATCTACGGATTTACGCAGGACGGTGAAACAGAGTTTTCTGGAAGCATCCGCTATATGCAGGAATGGCTGGGCGCAGAAAGCAAACAAACCGTGTTCAATACGCTGGAAAAGCTCATCAAAAGAGGATTGATTCAGAAGCGGACGGAAGTTTTGAACGGAGTGCGACACAACTATTATTTAGCTTCGCCGAGGGGTAGTCCAAAAATTAGACCGCCTAGTCCAAATTTTAGACCGGGGGTAGTCCAAAATTTAGACCACCCTAGTCCAAATTTTAGACCTAATAATATAGAAAATAATATAACAGATATTCTAGTTATAAAAGACGGCGGCACCCGCGCAAACGACCCTAGGCTAGATGCGGACCTCGGAAAGATAGTTGATGCCTACGAGGCAAATATTGGAACGTGGCCGCACATCTTGACTCCTGATTTGCAACGCTGGAGAGAACAGTTCAGCACAGAAATGTTGCTTTTGGCTATTTCTGAGGGCGCAAAGAACGGTGCCCACAAGTGGAGCTACATTGAATCTATATTAAGGCGATGGAAAAAGAACAACATCAAAACTCCCGGTGACTTTGAAGCGTGGGAAGCTCAGCGGAAGCCCTCGGCTGGGCAACAACCGAAACGCTCTACGGCCGAGGATTACGATGAAATTTTCAGAGAACTCTTAGGAGGCTCAACGTGACAGACAAAAAACTGAAAGAACTGCTGGCGGTGATTGACAATCGCTATGGCCGTGTCCGCAGTAAAGAAGAGTGCATAATCGAAATAAAAACCTGCGTTCAGGCATTTGGCATGGTTCCTGACGAAATTGTAGAAAAGGCGTTATATGCTGCATTTGCAAAGTGCCGGTTTCCGAAACAGATCATTGTTGACTGGTGCGAGGAGATAAAAAAGTTGCAGGCTACTGTGGAGCCCTCTGCAAACGACCTCTGGGCGCAGGCTGCGGCAGCTGCCCGGAAAATCGAGGCAAATCTGTACTACCAGACCCACGGTGGATTCATTGCCCCCGATGGGCGCAAGCTGAAAGGCGAAGATTTCAAAAAGGAAAACGTGAAAATCTTCGCCGCCCTCCCGATGGTGGTACAGCGGTGGGCTGGCTCCCCGGCAGATCTGTCGGAGATTTTCAGCAGCCGCAGCAGCGCGGATCTGCGCCAGTTCGTCCGGCCGGGCTTCGACCGGGCTGTGCAGGATGCCCCGGTTGAGAGTTTGCAGCCCCCGGCTCTGCCCGGCGACGCAGCCCCGGCACAGATTGGAGGTGGCACGACATGAGGTCGAAAAGACCATTCCGCAGCCTGATCGTGTGCGTTTCGTGTGCGATGGTTGGCTGCATCCTCGCAAGCACGGCCTACTCCCGGCGGGTGGACGAGTTGGAAATCGAGCGGGATATTTACGCCAGCCGTTTTCAGAACTGGCAGACGCGGGCGATTGACGCGGAGGAAAATGTCGGCCGGCTTCAGACCGAGGTAGATAACCTGACCGCAGAGCTGAGCGCCCAGACCGATTTGACCCTTACATACGCCGGGTCGTTCAGCTGCACGGCCTATTGTGCCGAAGAATACGTCCACATCTGCGGCGAGGGACACGGAATTACATCCAGCGGCGCAAAGGTGCAGCCGGGCGTGACCGTGGCAGCTGACACCAGCATCCTGCCCTACGGCACGGTAGTCTATATCGAGGGTGTAGGTCTCCGGGTCGTTCAGGACACCGGGAGCGCTGTGGTAGGTAACAAGCTGGACGTGGCGGTGAACACCCATGCAGAGGCTCTAAGCTGGTCTGGCTGGGGTTCCCGCCGGGTCTGGATTGTTTCAGGAGGTGCAGAGCCGTGAAAAAGTCGTTTCAGACCGAGATGGATGACACTCAACAGGCTGTCAGCCAAATCGTGTGCCTGTGTACCACCATTGCGCTGCATCAGGAGTTCGGCGTTGGCAAGACCCGCCTTGACCGCATTACAGACAGGATTCACGACCTGGAAGATCAGAACACCGAAGTCATTATGACCCCAGATGCCAATGGCCGCCCCTCTAAAGCCAAGGCCGAGGCCATTCGGGAAAGCTGGTTGGCGGGGTATGTCACTTCCGACTACCGCATCCCGATGCTACGGGCACCTCGTGGCCGCAAAGAGCAGCAATATCAGATTGCTGGAAACAAAGCTGCAAGAATCGCATGGCAGATTTACGCAAAGGCAGTTATTGACATACTGCACTATGGTCCAGAACGGCTGGAACGGCTGCGCAAAGAAAGCCACGCCAACTATGAGCAGTTGAACCAGTGGGCGCACGAGGACGGTTTGGACGTAGCAATGGAAAAGCTGCGTCGCTGCGCTGCCGATGCCATGCAAGCTCCGGATCTGGAAGTTACAGATATTGATGGCAGCAAGGATGCCGCAGAAGTGGACAAGGAGTTCCGCAAGCAGCAGCTGAACTTTATCAAGCGTGTCCGGGCACAGACCCTTGGGCGCATCGGTGCAACTGCGCAGCCTGTCAATGTGCTGGCTGACCAGAGTATGCAGGATAAGATTCAACTGGTGATGCAGCAGGTTTCCCAGCAGTCTTTTGAACGTAGGAGGACGCATTGACATGGCAAAAAATGAGTACGGAGAGAAGCTGGACAGCAATGGCTATGCGCCCAGCATCCTCAGCAAGAGCCCCGCCTGTCTGATTTGCGGGCGGTATCGCACCGCCCGGCATGAAGTCTTTTTCGGACCGTACCGGGATAAGAGCAAGCGGCTTGGCCTGTGGGCAAACCTCTGTCCTTGGTGCCACCAGAACGGCGTGACTGCCGTACATACAAATAGAGAGGCCGATCTCCGCTTAAAAAAGTGGGCGCAGAAAAAGGCCATGGAGTATTACGGCTGGCCGGAGGCGCGGTTCATCCAAGAGTTTGGGAGGTCGTACCTGTGAGCACCTGTCCGATTATCGCTATCGACCCTGGCAACACCCAGTCTGGCTACTGCGTGATTGATCGCAGCACCCTGCGCCCTCTGGAATTCGGAAAAATCGACAATGCAGAGCTGCTGCAAAAGCTTTCCTCTGCCGGGGTGCAGGGCTGGCGGTGGGCGGTCATCGAGATGGTGGCCTCCTACGGAATGTCCGTAGGCCGGGATGTTTTCGACACTACGGTCTGGATCGGCCGCTTTTACCAAGTTCTTTCCGACCAATGCCCGGTGCGAATGCTGTGCCGCATCGAGGAGAAAAAGCACATTTGCCACGACAGCAGAGCCAACGATACCGCCATCCGGCGGGCGTTGATTGACCGATTTGCAGCCCATGACCTGAAAAACGGCAAGGGCACAAAGAAAAAGCCGGATTTCTTCTATGGCTTTAAGGCCGATGTGTGGGCAGCCTACGCACTTGGCCTGACCGCCATCGAGAACCGGGAGAACGACTACAAATTTTCGACTACTTAAAAGCTACTTGAAAGGAGCTTCATCATGGATAATTCTCTGTCTGAATCCGCACGTTTCGCAGTCTACCGTGAAAAACTCAAGGGCATCTGCGAGGCCAACAACCTGAGTTATGTGTTCATCAAGAACGCATACCCCATCAAGCTGGTTATCCGTCCGTTGGGCGGCGTTGGTGAACAGATGTCGATGCTGGAGGAGGCATCCGAGGACAACTACATCTCGCCGGGTGCATCCATCCTGTTCACCGTCAAGGATGGGAACCTGACCTACCGCATGAGCAAGACGTTCACCATCTCCGACACCCTGTTCAACAAAATCAAGAACATCTTCAAGAATATGCACTACCTCTGGCTCCAGTTCTTCTTCCGGGATTTGGTCGAGGGTGGAAAGCTGGCAGCTCTCGGCTACAAAATGCCGGATATTCCGGAATCCGGTGGGCAGCAGGATGCGCCCCGGGAAAATGAGCCTGATTCTTCGAATCTCCCCGGGGAGGCCGAACCGCTGGAAGAAGTTGATGCCGAGGAACTGGACGATGCGGAGGAACCCGCAGCCGATGAACTGACCAAGGCTACCGAGATTGCCCGGCAGAACGGCGGCGTTACGCAGGCCATGTTGGAGCAGCAGATGGGCGTGACCGCAGAAAAGGCCATCGCGCTGCTGGATGATATGGAATCCGCTGGTGTGATTGAGTTCTCCAACGGCCACTACACCATCGTCGCTGCTGACAGCGAGGAGGAGTAACCTATGGCAAAGGCAGCAGTGACCCGCAGCATCCGGGATGACCACCAGAAGAACTTCCTCAAAATCTTCAATAGCCTGACTGGAAAGCACAGCCGCTGGGAGATTTGGGAGGACTTCGTCACCCTGACGGCCATCGAGATCTCGAACAGCACGGACAAGGTAAATGCCCCAGAGCGCACCAAGATGTATCAGACCATCGTTTCCAAATACTCCGCCAAAGAGCGGGACGGCATGGCCGAAATGCTGGCCGAGGTGGTCATGGGCATGGAACAGAACCCCGACCAAGATTTCCTCGGCTCCTTGTACATGATGTGTGAGCTGGGCAATGACCACGCCGGGCAGTTCTTCACTCCCTACGATGTGTGCCGCTGCATGGCCGAGATTACGTTCGACCCGAAGCTGCACCCGGACATGGAGGGATTCATCTCGGTATCTGACCCGGCCTGTGGTGCTGGGGCCACGCTGCTTGCCTTTTTGAACGTCTGCAAAAGACGGAATATCTGCTACCACAACAAAGTCCTTGTCATAGCCCAAGACATTGACTTCATCGTTGGGCTGATGTGCTACATCCAGTGCAGCTTCATGGGCTGCGCTGGATATGTAGTCATCGGTGACACACTCGTGAACCCGGCAACGGCCTACGACAGCCGCGGATTGCTGCCCGCAGGACCACAAAACCGCATCTGGTATATGCCGCTTTTCTCAACCGATGTGTGGTATATGCGCCGCCAGATAGCGCAGATGAACCTGCTGTTTGAACCGAAAGGCGAACCTGCAAAAATCGAAAAATCCGATATTAAGCCCGCAAATTTGCAAAAATCTATCAAAAATGAGCCTAAAGCCCCGGAAAACGAGCCTCTTAACGAAACCAAAACCGGGCAGCTCACGTTTTTCTAACCCGAAATAAGAAAGGAGTATCCCTATGGCAGACATTACTTATATCCCTATCCGGCAGCTGTACCCTCACCCCGATAACCCCCGCAAGGAACTGGGCGACCTGTCCGAGCTTGCCGCCAGCATCAAGGAAAACGGCGTATACCAGAACCTGACCGTCATTCCCGGCCACTACCTCAACAGCCGGGAGTACATCGCAAAGTGCGTTGACGAGGGTGGGGATGCAGCCGCAGCAGCGGCAGCATGGACACCCAAGGCTGCGTGGTCCAGTGAGGACTACACCATCATCATCGGCCACCGCCGGGCAGCAGCAGCGCAGCAGGCAGGACTGTACGAACTGCCCTGCGCCATCGTGGAGATGGACGAGCGGGAGCAGATGCAGACCATGATGATTGAGAATATGCAGCGGTCAGACCTCACCGTCTACGAACAGGCGCAGGGCTTCCAGATGATGATGGACTTCGGGCAGACAGTGGAGCAGATCTCCGACAAGTCGGGGTTCTCCCAGTCCACTATCCGGCGGCGCATCAAGCTGCTGGAACTGAACCGCGACAGCTTCAAGAAAGCCGAAAAGCGCGGTGCCACCCTGTCCGATTTCGCCCAGCTGGACAAAATCGAGGACTTGGAAGCCCGAAACCGGGTATTGGAAACCCTCGGTACGCAGAACTTCAACCGGGCCATGCAGGATGCGCTGGAGCAGCAAAAATGGCAGCACCAAAAGGCCGAATGGGTTGAGCAGCTGAAAAAATTCGCTACGGAAGATTCGCAGGCCTCCTACCAGACGCATGAGCATGTAAATGCGTACGGAAAGTGGGGCACAAAAAAGGAAGTCGTCATGCCGGAAGATGCCGACAAGATCGCTTATGTCTATAAGGTCAGTGAAAATCAGATTGACCTGTACAAACCTCGCGATACGGAAGCCGAGGATGCCAGCAACTCGGCGAGGGAGGCCGCAAGAGCCACCGAGCAGCTTGCGAGAGAACAGTTTGCCGCTGTTACGAAGCTCATGTACGAGCTGCGATGGGACTTCGTGAAGGACTTGACTCCCGCGGAGTGCAAAAAGCACCTGCCGGAAATCTTGGCTTATTCCACCCCGATTCTGACCGAATATCGGCACATGGAGGATGACGAAAACGTGTTGCGGCTGCTCGGCATCGGTCTGGATGAGCAGATTCGGGAAGACACGGAACTGGAAGATGCCCTGAAAATGTTCAATGCTTACGATACCGAGCCGGAGAAGATTCTACTGGCGGTTGCTTTTGATGCAACGGACAGCAGTCGTGAGGGTTATTGGAGCACGGAATGGAACGGGCCGACAGGCGCGAGCAAGTTCGTTCACCGCAAAAATGATGACCTTGACAGCACCTATGAACTGCTCGCTGCACTCGGTTACGAAATGGCCGATGATGAAAAGGCTTTGCAAGACGGCACCCACCAGCTTTTTGCGGTGTATGGTTCCGGCAGCCAGGCTGACACGCCCTGCGATAAGTGCAAAGCTGCTCACCCTGAATGCGACAAGTGCTGCAAAACTTGCGATGACCACTGCAATGCGTTCCAGCTGTGCAGAAAGGAGTATGGCGAATGACCGACCTTGTAAAGTGTGACCGCTGCGGCACACCGTTCAGCATCCAGACGGCCGGCATCCGCAGTACATGGAGCGGCGATTACATGGTGCAGTATTTCACCTGCCCCGGCTGCCACCATCGCTACCAGATTCTGACCACGGACACCGAACTGCGCCAGACCGTTCAGCAGCACAAGAAAATTGCCGCAAAAATCCGCATGGGCCAGAGCAAGAATTTCCGGCCGGGAACCCTGAAAAAGTATCAGGCGGAAATGAAAAAGCTGGAGGCTGAGCAGAAAAAACGGCGGGATGAACTGATGGACAAGGGCAACGAGATCCTCGCCGCACTGGGAAAGGAGTAACCCATGGACGACTTAAAAGAATATGCAGACCGCCTCAAATTTGAAATTGTGGCTGCCGACTTTCTGAGCACCGAAGACCGGGAAATGGTCTTTGACCTCATCGAGAAAGTGCTGGGTGATACCGATGCCTGACCAGTTTTTCATCAACATTGCGCTGCTGGCCGTTGGCGTGTCCATCGGGTCGCTGCTGGGCGAAACCAGCCGCCAGCAGCACGACCGTGCTCTGTTCCGGGAGTATATCAACTTCATGGCCGAATCAGAGCAGAAAAACGAATTGCTTTTCCGTGAAGTGATTCATTTCCAGACACAGAAAGGAGCCTCCCATGAGGAAGAACAGGAATAACCGCCCGCCGGAAGTCGGCGCACGGGGGCTGCTGCGGCTGCGCTGCCCCTGCTGCGGTAAGGAGTTCGGTACATACCTCCACGTTTCGCAGATGTCCATCGGCTGCCGCTGCGGGGCCACGATCTCGCTTGAATGTGGGCTTGCCCACTATGAGTTTGAGTGTGGGTGCTGCGGGCTGCACGCCAAAGGCCAGACCAACATCGAGGATTTGGAAATCACCATCCCCTGCAAGTGCGGCAATCCCATCACGTTGCACTGGGACAAGGACAAGCGGAGGTACATCGAATGACCCTTGAGGAAGCCTGCCGCCTCATCGACCCGGCAACGGATTTGGACGCTCTGGCCGAGATTGAATATTACAACGGCTTCAAAGGCAAAGACGCTGCTGCCAAAGCCCTGCACGAGGCCAGCCAGATGGTCGTTGACTTTGTGCACCAGATGTCATGGCATGATGCCAAGAACCCGCCAATCGCCCATGAAGAAAGCTGGGAATGCGCCGGCGAAAAGCACTGCGCCGTGATAAGCGACATCGTATGGGTGTGCTGCGAGAGCGGCCACACCATGAAAGGCTGGGTCGAAAACGGGACGTGGCACATTGAGGATGGCCACCGTGCAGAGGATGGCCACTACGGGCATGTGAAGCTGTGGGCACCGCTGCTGGAGCCGCCGGAGGTGAAAAAATGAAAACCATCACAGTTAAGCATGAGGTTTCGCCGGGTCGTGAAAGTTGCGAATTCGGCGGAGATTTTTGGGGCAAAGAGGTGTGCAAGTACCATACGTTTCGTACTCAAACCCACGGACGCAAGGCTCCACCGGAGTACAGAAAACCGAAGTGTTTACTGTTCGACTGCTGGCTTGAACAGCCGTACAAAAAGTGTGAGGCTTGCAAGAAAGCGTGTATGGAGGCTGAATATGACAATGGAACAACTGCATTTCATGGTTGAATCTCCGGCCAACTTTGTCAGACTGGCCTGCACAATTCTCTTTGAAAAAAGAGAAGCAATGGCCGAATGGGTTGCCACATGGCATGACGTGTTCGATTGTGCCAATGGCGAACAGCTTTTTCTTCAGTTCATGGAAGAACTTTTCCCGGATGGCTGCACCATTGGGGAAAAGGAGCTGAATCGGATAACCGACCGGGCAGTCCGCTACTTGCAAACCGAAACCCGCTGCCTTGACCTGAAAGCCGGTCACGATAAGTCTCGGTTTACCTACTGGGTGTCCTTTATTCCTGAACACAAAGTCTATGGATGCGAGTTCGCTCGGCATGAGGAAACCATTATTGAAATCCTTACCGCATTCTTCGGGAAGTCAATCGCAGGTTACAGTCTGGACACTTTGAAGCACTTCATTCTCCGTTCCTTTGAAATCCGCTCTGATAATTCATCGGTACGGTCTATTGCAGAGGATGTGGACTTTATCCAACGGGCGGTATTTGCCCGGAGTTTTGGCAACGGCAAACAGGAGGTGCCGGAATGAAATGGGTTGCGCTTATCTATGCAGCGGAGTGGATTTCAGTGGGGTTGGCGGTGTCAACCGCAATCCACGTCACCGGAAATCTGAGGGCGCTTTGGTTCTTTTTGATTCCGGCATTATTCGGCGTTAGCTATCATGATGGCGATGAGGGAGAGAAAAAATGAAGTACTGCGTTGAAATCTCGGAAGAACAGTTGCGTATCATCAGCGTGGCTGTGGACGAGTATATGAGGCTGCGCATGGGGCAGTTTGAACCCTTGACAGAGGATTTGGTCTTTGATGGAGAGGACAAAAAGCAACTCTATGAGAAACTATACGACATCCGCGTCTATAACGAACGGAAGCATTGCATCGAAACGATGTTTGAGGCTGCCTATAAACTGGCCTACCCACCGTTTGGACACCGGGAGCGGCAACACGATTCATGGGGAACGTGCATCGACCTTGTACACGCTATCGAGCATCAGCAGTGGTTAGATGCCCCAGAAAATAAACGTGAGGCACCGGGCACAACAAACAGGTCATTTGATCCCGCTCCACTGGGGCACGAACCGTTCCCGAAAATCGAGAGGGTGGACGAATGAGCTGTCTGTCTTGCGAGAACTACATACCCCTTAACCCGGCCATCCAGCGCACCGATGCCCAGGGCCAGACCTATACTGTGCCCGGCCTGTGCAAAATTGGTGCAGACCACATAATTTGTGGACTTCCGGTCTACCTTCCGACAGCAAAATGTGATAAAATAATAGAGGCGCCGCCGCAAGACGGTAGCTGAATTATGACGGAGGTAGGTTGTGACATTACAGGAATTGTCCAAGTACTATGACATTCAGATGACCCTCGAAAAAGACCGTGAAGCCTTGGAGAATCTTCGGCAGAAAATCAATCCTGCCTCCCCACAGCTGACGGGTATGCCACATACGCCCGGTGTTCGGGACAAGGTGGCGGATCTGGCTGTGGAACTGGCTGACATGGATGAACGTGTCCGCAGGTTGGAGGAACAGGCAGCGGAAGAAAAGCCCAAGGTCGAGGCGTACTGCAAGAGCATCATGGATGCCCGGCTTTATCTGATCTTCCGGCTGCGATTTGTCCGCTGCTACTCGTGGGCAGAAGTTGCCGGAGCACTCGGAAAGTGTTACACGGAAGCCGGGGTCAGCCAGATGGCCTACAACTACCTCGAATCACATTGACCGATAAGCCCTGCATTTGCGGGGCTTTTTATTTTTGCTCGAAAACTCAAATTCAACCTCGAATTTTCATAAAATACGGCCAAATATAGAAATAAGTTTTACATTTTGGCTGCCAAAAGTTAAATTCAAACTGAAAATATCAAAAATCAATGCAGATTGTTTCACACGGTGATGGACGGTGTAGGACGGTTTCACACGGCGTGTAATGCCGTGCAATAAACAAGAACGACCAGCAACGAAGAAGAACGAAAGTCAACGAGCAGCAACGACCAGCAACGCTTTGATATGGATTCAGATGACAACGGACGCTCCGAGTGATATGATTAGGATGCAAAATTCAAATCAAGCCAAGCGGTGCTCACCATTCCCGGTGGGTGCCGCTATTTTATTGCCTGAAAGGAGGATTCCGGGCCGCACGTTGCTCCTTTGCGTGTGGCATCACCGCAGCACCCCGAAAAGCCGAGGTGCTGCAAGCTGGACATTTCGCCGTGTCCAGCCGCAAAGAAGGAGATTTTTCTATGTATCAGAAAATCAAGGCAAAATTCAAGGCAAACCCCACTATTTTCTACGCCTGCTCCATTGTCGCATCGTGGGCGGGAGTGGGCAGTCTGATGAACTTCCGTACCATTGCATTGCGATACGGCGCAGTTCCGGCAATCATCTGGGCGGTGTTCAATTCTCTGGCGTGTATCACATTCGGCCTGTTCGCTGACCGTGTTCCGTCCATCCGGCGCATCATGCAGAGCAAGGTGATGTTCTATTTCATCGGCCTGCTGACGCTGTTTCAGACGTGGACGCAGATGAGCGGCATCTACGAGATCTTCGGCGATACACCCATTGGAACCAAGGGCGGCATGATTATCGTGTACGTCACCTGCGTGGCGTTCCTGATTATGCTGCTCAAAGATGGCATGATTCGCAACGTGCTGTCCGATGGTTTTTCATGGGTGGTCGTTTATGGCCTGCTGGCCGTAGTAGTTGTAGCCGCTCTGGTTTACACTGGCGGCACGTTCGCTGCCATTGACCCCGGTGTGAATGTTGCCGGCATCAAAGCTGGCGTGTACAATGGTCTGCTTTTACTGCCCGGTCCGTTCGCTTGCCCGTATTACTATTCGCTGTTTGAGTACAACGATGAAAATACGGACGGCACCAAGCGCGGCAACATGAAAAAGGCCTTCGTACTAGCGGGCGTGATGTTTGGCATCTACATGGTGCTGGCTGCGCTGCTCACTTGGGTGCGGTTCAGCCCGATGCTGAATGTGATGAAAGCCATCCTGATTACGGTTATTGCCATTTCCTCGTTGTCCACCTACCTCTACTGCGAATACCTGGTTTTCGGCAAGAAGTTTGGCTTTGCGCTGGATGTTCTCACCGTGGCCTCGTGGCAGATCCTGATTCCGCTTGGCGTTATGGGCATTTGGCAGCTGATGAGCACGATCCGCATCTACGTTGTCGTAGCCGCCGTCCTGTTCTCCATCGTTCTGGACCTCGTTTCTGACAGGAAGGAGGCCGCACGATGAACATCACGGTAAAGAAGCTGGCAGAGCTGCATAAGCCTACCCACAACATCCGCCGGCACTCCGACAAGCAAATCACCGAGTACATCCGCAGCATTGAGATGTTCGGTCAGGTGAAGCCGCTGGTCGTTGCCGAGGATGGCGAAATCATTGCCGGCAACGGTCTGTACGAAGCCCTGCTCCGCATGGGTCGGGAAACCTGCGACTGTTATGTGATGGTCGGGCTGACCGATGTGCAGAAGAAAAAGCTGATGATGGCTGACAACAAGGTCTATGAACTCGGCTTTACCGATGTGGATGCCATCGAAGAACTGGTCAAGGAACTGGACGGCGATGTGGACGTTCCGGGCTGGGATGCTGACCTGCTGGAAATGCTGAACAGCACCACGGATGAAGCTGATGAAGTAATCAGCTCCTACGGCGATTTCCCGGAAAACGAGATCGCACCCATCAACCGCCATCAGGCAGAGGAACACGTTCCGTATACCGAAACACCGACCTACCCGGTGGCTCCCGCCCCGCAGCCTACTCCTACCGTCTCCGCTGCCCCGCAGCAGCCCTCCACAGTGCTGGAGGTGTCTACACCTTCTGAACCGCAAACAGCTGCTCCAGAGGCGGACAGCGGCGTGGAACAGCACAGGTGCATCCGTTGCCCGAAGTGCGGTGAACTGATATGCCTGTGAAAGTAGTGGAAAGCAGCATGAACGTGCTGCAGGCGGCGAAAATCCGTATCCGCAATGTGTTCGCAAACGGCTGCAAAATCTATCTGTCGTTTTCCTCTGGCAAGGACAGCCTGTGCATGGCCAATCTCGTGTATGAGATGATTCTCTCCGGAGAGCTCGACCCCAAGCAGCTGACGGTGACGTTCATTGACGAGGAAGGACTTTACCCCTCCATGGTCGATGCAGCACACCGCTGGCGGCGCAACTTCCTGTCGGTCGGCGCGAAATTCTTATGGTTTTGCTTGCCGTTCAAGCAGGTGTGCGTGATAGACCACCTTTCCGCGTCAGAATCGTGGATAACATGGGAGCCTGGCAAAGAAGATGTGTGGATGCGTACCCCGCCCGATTTTGCCATCAGGTACAGCCCATACCTGCACCACCCCGGAGAGATGAACTACCAGACGTTCTGCGAAAAGGCGTTCCGCGACGGCATTCAGCTGGTCGGCCTGCGCACAGCAGAAAGCCTGACCCGCTTTAAGTGTATCGCCAACACCAAAATGGAGCGTATCACAAAAGGCGGCAAGTTCTATCCCATCTACGATTGGGCTGATTCCGATGTTTGGCTGTACATCAAAGAGCGAAACCTTGAATTCCCTGAAATCTATATGCGTTTGTACGAAGCTGGTGTGCATAAAAATGCACTCCGGCTTTGCGCTTTCTTTGGAGATACCAGCACACAAGGCCTACGGTGGGTTGCAGAAACCGACAACGACCTGTGGGAGCGTATCCAGCGGCGAGAGCCAAACGCCTACCTCGTTCTGCTTTATTGGGATTCCGAGATGTTCCGGCGCAGCACCCGCAAGCGACGTGAGCTGGAAGCAGATACCGAACAGAAGGATTATAAAGCCCTCTGCAAAGACCTGCTGTTCCTCCACCCGGAGCGGTACACCATCGCCAAGGACACCTTATCCCACATCGACCACTGGCGAGGCCTGTTCATAAAGACCTATGGTATCGCTGAACAGAAGCACTACAAGACCATGTATGAGGGGCTGCTGTACGGAGATCCCAAGATGCGTATCCTGCGCATCCTCTGGACCACCATCTACAACGACCACAACGCCCGCATCAAGGAGGAGCAGAACCATGGAAAACATTGACGTATTCGCACCGCTGGCATCCCTCCAGTGGGTAGACCGCAACACCATCCACGCCAACGACTACAACCCCAACAAGGTCAGTGAGGAGAACCTGAAGCTGCTGGTGCAGTCCATTCTGACCAACGGCTGGACGCTGCCCATCGTGGTACGCCCGGACGGAACCATCATTGACGGCTTCCACCGCTGGACAGTATCAGGCCGTGAACCGCTGCTGTCCCTGCTGGGCGGCAAGGTGCCTGTCGTAGTCGTAGACCATCACGGTGACGAGAGTGCCGATGTATACGGCACCATCACACACAACCGAGCCCGCGGCACACACCTGCTCGACCCCATGAAAGCCATCGTGAAGAAGCTTATGGACGAGGGCAAGACCGTGGACGAGATCGGCAAGCAGCTGGGCATGAAGCCCGAAGAGATCTTCCGTCTGTCCGGCTTCACCAAAGACGAGTTTCTGAACATGATGACCAAAGACCATCCGACATACTCTAAGGCCAAGGTTATCCGCAGCATCTGAGAGAGGAGCGTATCACAATGCCTGTCGTAGACATCTACGTTGATAAGCCTGTACCTGTGCAGGACATGAAGTTCACCTTCGTGCATGACCCTGCAATGGTTGACGCTGCGTTCCACCCGCCCGACAGCGGGCAGGAACAGCCGTTCTGTGCTGAAAAGGTACTGTGACGGGGGTGCCCTACCATGAGCGGGCTCGACGACCCCGAAACTAAGCTAGTTAGTGAGGGAAAAATCAGTCATTTCGTTACGGTTTGTATAATGACTTCGCTGTGATTTTCCAAAGAGTTTTACAAAAAAGGAGGTGGTTTCTGAATGCCGACAAAAGAAAGAGTTGCTGACATGACTGTGACCACCACCCAACTGGCCGCCGTGCTGGGCATCACGAACCGCAGGGTGCAGCAGCTCACACAGGATGGGGTGCTCACCACCGTCAGTCGAGGAAAATTTGTCCTTGGTGACGCAGTGCAGGCCTACAATGCCAGCACTGCCCGTGGCGGGCTGACCAAAGAGGAAGCGGCAGAGGCCAAAAAGCTGGACCACATCAAGCAGAAAGCAGAAGCTACGCTCAAAGCCAGCAAAGCGAAAATCGCTCAAGCTGAGGCAAAAGAGCTGTCCGGGCAGATGCACCGCAGTGAGGATGTGGCCGCTATGACCTCTGAGCTTATCTACACCGTCCGGGGTGCGCTGATGGCGCTGCCCAGCCGTGTTGCCATCAATGCGGCTGCTCTGTCTGACCCGGCAGAGGTGGCAGAGTATATGCGTGGCGAGGTGAATCAGATAGCCGAGGAAATCGCCATGTTCCGTTACGACCCGGCAAAGTATGAGGCCCGTGTCCGTGAACGCAAGGCGTGGGCTGAAAAGCTGGCTGGTGACGACGATGAGTGAGAATGCAGCGGTTGACCGTCTGAATGCTCTGGTGTCAAAGCTGGTGGCAGCTATCCGGCCCCCGCCCAATATGTCCGTCAGCGAGTGGGCAGCACAAAACCGCGTCCTGTCCCCGGAAGCATCTGCTGAACAAGGCCGCTGGCGCAACAGCAGAACGCCCTATCTGGTGGAAATCATGGACGCATACTCTGACCCTCGCGTCCATCACATTGTTGTCGTTGCGTCCTCGCAGGTCGGCAAGAGCGAATTTGAAAACAATGTCATCGGCAGAACGATTGACGTTGACCCCGGATCTATCCTTTTTATCCACCCGGTTCAGACTGATGCCAAGGAGTACAGCAAGCTGCGTATCGCTCCCATGATACGAGACTGTCCTACCCTGCGGGCAAAGGTAGCAGAGAGCAAGAGCCGAGACAGCGGCAACACCATTCTGCAGAAGTCTTACCCCGGCGGCATCCTGACCATGTGCGGCTCCACCGAGGCGCACGCTTTGGCATCGAAACCCATCCGCTATGTGCTGGGCGATGAACGTGACCGCTGGGCTACGAGTGCCGGCACTGAGGGCGACCCGTGGGAACTGGCAATGGCCCGGCAGACCACGTTCTACAACGCAAAGGCGGTCGAGGTTTCCACCCCGACAATCAAAGGTCACAGCGCAATCGCCAAGGCCTACGTCAAAGGCACGATGGAACGCTGGGTGTCGCAGTGTCCACACTGCAAGGGATTCCACGAACTGCGCTGGGAAGATATTCGGTACGAGTATGACACCATCGAGGTTCACGGCGAAAAGACCTACAAGGTCAACGATGTGTGGTATCTCTGCCCGGAGTGCGGCTGCATTTCGGACGAAGTGACCATGAAACGTGCGCCTGCGCACTGGCAAGCAGAGAATCCGGCAGCCTACGAGAACGGCATCCGTTCTTTCTGGCTGAACAGCTTTGTTTCCCAGTGGGCTGCATGGAAAGAAACCGTGCTGAAATACCTGAACGCACTGGGCGATACGAAGAAGATGCAGGTCGTGTACAACACCCGGCTGGGCCTGTTGTGGGAAGACCGCGGCGATGTGCAGGACGAGGACACCATGCTGGGCCGCAGGGAGGAATACCCTGCGGAACTGCCGGACGGCGTGCTGGTTCTGACTGCTGGCGTTGACACACAGGATGACCGCATGGAGTACGAAATCGTGGGCTTCGGCCACTTCGGTGAAACGTGGGGCATCGAAAAAGGCATCATCATGGGCCGCCCGGACAGTGACGAGGTCTGGCAGCAGCTTGATGAACTGGTATTCGACCGTCGCCTGAAATTCGCCGATGGCGTGGAACTGCCCGTGTCCATAAAGTTCGTGGACGAGGGCGGCCACTTCACGCAGGATGTTCGCCTCCGCTGCCATGAGCGCATCGGCAAAAAGGTGTTCTGCATCAAAGGCTTTCCCGGCTCGGACAGGCCGTTCACGGCTCCGCCCAAGCAGCAGAAAATCACGATACAGAACCGCTACGTCGGTATGTGCTGGCAATACCAGCTGGGCGTTGATTCCGGCAAGCAAATCATCATGGATGATTTGAAAGTGCAGGAGCCGGGCGCCCGGTATTGCCATTTCCCACGCCGGGATGACTACGGGCTGGGCTATTTCAACGGCCTGTTGTCCGAACATCTGGTGTACAAAGAGAACCACCGCAATCCGTGGCAATGGGAGAAAATCTCCGGCCACGAGCGAAACGAGGCACTTGACTGCCGGAACTACGCTTTGGCAGCCTACAAGGTGCTGCCGAAAGACCTCGATGCCATCGACCGTGCCCTGAAAAGGCTGCGTGGAAAGGCGGTCGATGCCCCGGCAGCAGTAAACATTCAACAACCACAGCCCTCCCACAGAAAAAAGAGGGAGAGCCTATTGGACGACTGGTGAGGTGTGAGATATGAATACCACGACCATCAAAAAGCGGCTGGAATTCCACACGCAGCGGCTTGACAACCTGTATACGGCATACAACAAGCTGCTGTCTGGCGGCGTGAAAAGCTACCGTCTGGATGACCGTGAGCTCACCCGGCTCGACCTCGGCAAGCTTAGCGATGAAATCAAAGAGGCCGAGCAGAAAGTCGATGAACTGGAATCGTTGCTGAACGGCCAGAACGCGCGAAAAGCGTTCGGGATCATTCCGCGAGACTGGTAACAATTTTGGGTAACGGCCCATCCGGGTCTTTGCCGCGGGCTGGCTGCTTTTCACTCCTTTCCCCAGCCAGTCCGCTTAGTTTGAAAGTTATGGAGGCGATATTTTGAAATACCGTGCAACGGCTGCGCCGCAGGCCAGCGGATACAGCGAGGCTGGTGCAAGCCATAAGCGGCGTGCGCTGCGGGCATTTTTCCCGAACAGCAATTCGCCATCCAGCGATATACACGACAACGCCGACACCCTGCGGCAGCGCAGCCGGATGCTCTACATGAGCGCACCTGTCGCCACAAGTGCCATCAACACGAACCGCACAAAGGTGGTCGGCACTGGCCTGACCCTGAAATCCACCATCGACCGGGACGTTCTGGGTCTTACCCCGGAGGCGGCCAAGGAATGGCAGACCAAGGCTGAGGCCGAGTTCCGGCTCTGGGCCGAGAACCGCCGCAACTGCGATGCTATGGGGATGAACAACTTCTACGGATTGCAGCAGCTGGCCCTGAAAAGCTGGCTTATGAGCGGCGATGTTTTCGCCGTTGTGAAAATCCGGGACGTTGATAAGCTGCACCCCTACGCCCTGCGGCTGCATCTGGTGGAGGCCGACCGGGTGTCTACACCGAACCGATACGGCAGCGCGATTGACATTTTGGGATACACCGTAGGCAAGAACCCCGACAACGGGAACAAGATTCTCGACGGTGTAGAGGTGGACAGCAGCGGTGCCGTTGTGGCGTACCACATCCGAAATACCTATCCGCACGAGTGGCTCAACAGCGAGGAAACCGTATGGCAGCGTGTGGAGGTCGTTGGCAAAAAGACCGGACTGCCCCAAGTGCTGCACATCATGGAATCGGAACGGCCGGACCAGTACCGCGGCGTTCCCCTTGTTGCGCCTATCATAGAACCGCTGCTCCAGCTGCGCAGATACACCGAATCCGAACTGCTGGCGGCACTTGTCCAGTCGTACTTCACGGCGTGGATTGTGTCGGATGCGCCCAAGGACGCAATTCCGTTCAACGAAACTGGCAGCGGAGATCTGGGCGGCGTTCCTGTTGAGAACCCGCAGATGGACAATGCCAGCCACAGCACGAACGAGTACGAAATGGGCCCCGGTCAGGTGGAACATTTGGCCAAGGGCGAAGACATCAAGTTCGGAAACCCAAACATTCCGACCGCCGGATTTGAGCAGTTTGTCAAAACGCTGTGCAAGCTGATGGGCGGCGCAATCGAGATGCCTTACGAGCTGTTGCTCAAAGAGTTCAACGCCAGCTATTCCGCCTCCCGTGCTGCCCTGCTGGAAGCGTGGGAGGGTTTCAAGATGCGGCGCACGTGGCTGGTGGATAGTTTCTGCCAGCCGGCATACGAGATTTGGCTGTCCGAGGCCGTAGCCCGTGGGCGAGTAATCGCTCCGGGCTTTTTTGATGACCCGCTGCTCCGTGCTGCATGGTGCGGTGCCCGCTGGATTGGCCCTGTGCAGGGCAGTCTTGACCCCGCCAAGGAAGTCAATGCAGCCATTCTCCAGACGCACCACGCCTTTAAGACCCACGAACAGGTCACCCTTGAGATGGGCGGCGGCGACTGGACCGAAAACGCCGAACAGCTGGCTCGTGAAAATGAGCTGCTGAAAGCAGCTGGCAGTGAGGGCGCAATCGAAACCACCGCCAGCATTACGACACAGGGAGGTAAGCAAAATGCCCAAACCGAATAACGCACCGCAGGTGAACATCCAGCGGCCTTGTTACGCAATGGCCAGCACTGACGGCCAGACCGCCGACATTACCATGTACGGCGAAATCGTGGAAACGCAGCCCATCGACTGGTGGACTGACGAGCCGATTCCGGGACAGTACATCATCGAGAGCGAGTTCCTGTCGGACTTGCAGCAGGTCGAAAACTGCCCGCAGATCATCATCCGCATGGACAGTCTGGGCGGCGATGCGGGCGTTTCCATCCTGATTCACAACAGGCTGCGCGAACTGGCCGCCAAGGGCACGAAGCTGACCTGCATTGTGGACGGCGTGGCCATGTCTGGCGGCAGTCTTATCATGTGCGCCTGCGATACGGTAAAGGTGAATCCTTCCAGCCTTGTGATGATTCACAAGTGCTGGACTCCCATTCGAGGCGCGCTCAATGCTGACGAACTTCGCAAGGCTGCGGAAGCCAATGATGCATGGGATAAGAGCCAAGTCGCCATCTACAAGCGGAAGACTGGCCTGTCTGAAACCGTGCTGCTGCACATGATGGGCGACACCACCTATATGACGGGCAAGGAGGCCATCGAAAAAGGCTTTGCCAATGAACTGCTGGACGATGCCGAGCCCGTGGCAATTTCCGCAAGCGCAGACCGCCAGACCATCTACGCCAAGGGTCACGCCCTGCGCCTGATGCCCGGCGTAAAGCTGCCCGACAACATCCCTATGGCTAAAGCGGCTACACCTGCTGCCGCTGCTGCAAATACACCGGCGGCACCCGCCGCCCAGTCCAACGAAGGAGGACAATCCACTATGGCAAACAATGCAAATCCCACCACTGCAACCCCCGCAGCGGAAAACCCGCAGGCCGCAGTTGACGCAGCCGTGAGCGCGGAGCGCAACCGTCTGGCCGAAATCGATTCGGTGGCAAGCCTGTTTGACCCCGCTCTGGTACAGGAGGCTAAGTACGGCGAGACCGCTTGCGATGCTCGTGAACTGGCATTCCGCGCCGCCAAGGCTGCTGCTGCACAGGGTCACGAGTTCCTGAAGAATCTGGAAGCGGACAACGCCGCATCTGGTGCACAGAGTGTGGAAGCTGTTCCGGGCGCGTCTGCATCTGGCAGCCCGGAATCTCTGCCCGATGCAAAGGGCAATGTGCCCAAGACGCAGGCCGAGCGCATGGCTGCTGCCGAAGCAGCCGTCTCCGAACTGCTCGACGATAACAAAAAGTAAGGAGGAATACTACTATGAGCGAACTGAGCAAATCTCTCGGCAACATGGAGTATGACGGCCTGATTGCCGACATCAACCCCAAGCTGGTTGTCAGCGGCGGTACTCTCCGCAAGCTGGGTGCTGCTGGCACTATTAAGCGTGGCACTATTCTGGCAAAATCCGGTGGTACCGCAGGCGATAACAAACTGGTAGCTCTGGGCACCGCTGCAAGCGGTGATACGGAAACCCTGACCGCATACGCCATCCTGTGTGATGATGTTGATGTCGGCACCACCGATGATGTGACTGTTCCCGTCTATCTGGCCGGCTGCTTCAACCTGAACAAGTGCATCACTATCAATGACCATACCATCACCGAGGCCGAGAAGGATGCCCTGCGTAACGGCGGCATTTTCTTCAAGGCTGCTGCACCTGCACTGTAAGAGGAGGAACTACAATGCCTGCTGAACTGAATTTCTTTGACACCTATACCCTGATGGCCGTGCAGAAGCGCATTGTGCCCAAGCAGACTTTTTTCCGTGACCGCTACTTTCCCACGGAGGAGGGCGACATCTTCAGCTCCAACAAGGTGCTGACCGAGTACATGGACGGCGACCGCAAGATGGCAGCCTTTGTGTCGCCTCGTGTCGGCGCAATCCCGATGGAGCGCATGGGCTACGAGATCCACGAGTTTGAGCCTGCGTCCATCGGTGTGAGCCGTCCTCTGACCTCTGATGACCTGACGAAGCGTGGCTTCGGCGAGGCCATCTATGCCAACAGCACCCCTGCCCAGCGTGCCGCAAAACTGGTCCAGAACGATCTGGCTGACATGGATGGCCGTATCATCCGCACCGAGGAGTGGATGTGCGCACAGACCATGCTGGACAACGGATGCGTCATGCAGGAGATGCTCGACAACGTGACCAAGGGCGAGGCAAAGGTCGTGAATTTCTACAATCCCGGCCACGAGAACGACCACATCTACACTGCCGCCCACAAGTGGAACGAGGAAGGTGGCAATTTCTTTGGCGACGTTCCGGCTATGTGCCGGCTGCTGTCCAAGCGTGGTCTGCGCGCTGCCGACCTGCTGCTGGGTGCTGATGTTTATGACGCAGTGATGAATCTCGAAAAGGTTCAGCGTCTGCTGGATAAGAATTCCGGCATCATCATCGGCCAGATTGAGCAGCAGCTGAGCGCATACGACGGTGTTGTCTACGGTGGCACCCTCAACTTCCGCGGCTACAAGTTGAATCTGATTTCTGTTGATGAAACCTATGTGGATTCCACCGACAAGGAGCAGAGTTACTTCCCCAAGACCGATGCCGTGATTACGGCTCCCGGCTGCGGCCATCTGATGTATGGTGCTATCACTCAGATCAACTACGGCGACACCATCCAGTCCACCATTTCTGGCCGCCGTGTTCCGAAGTTCAGCATCGATCAGGAAAACGACACTCGCAAGACCGCCCTGAAGTCTCGTCCTCTGGCTGCACCCAAGAACTACATTCCGTGGATTCGCGCCAAGAACATGGTCGGCTAAGTCCGACCTGAAAGGAGTACACCGATGATTGTTGAAATTCTTTGCGGTGGCTACGGCTGCCCCACCAAGACTGGCGTTCACACTGTTGCGCATGGCGAGCGGTGCGAGGTCAGCGATGCCGAAGCGGCCCGCCTTATCGGGCTGGGTGTGGCGAAATGCGCGTTTTCTGCGCCCACTGCCCCGGAAACCGCCCCTGCGGACGTTCCGGCAACTGCGAAAGGTAACGACACCCCCGCAGCCGAAGCCTCGCAGAACGGCTCTGAGGCGGCACACCTCGACCCCGACCAGTTGCACGACATGACTGTTGCCAATCTGAAAAATCTGGCCGCGGATATGGGCATCGACACCAAGCAGCTCAAGACCAAGGACGCACTCATTCAGTCTATCTGCGCCGAGGACGTTGTGCCCGGTGACGAGTGCGTCGATGGTCCTGAACTGGCGGCAGCGATGCCTACGGCATGAGCGCCTTTAAGGACGCTGTGCAGGAAGACCTGAACAGCGTCTTTCTGAATCTGGATGAGTTCGCCGAAACGCACACGGTCTACTATGATGGAGAGGAATACCCTGACGTTCCTCTGGTTCTGACAGGCCTTTCTGAAAAGGAGCGTCGCCAGACCATCAGCGACCATGCGCAGGGTCTGTACCGGGTCAACCGGGTGCTGCACTGCGATATTGCAGCCCTCGGCGGAAAGCAGCCGGAGAAGGATTGCAAGCTGGGCATTGACGAGGATGGATTCGTCCGAAACTACTATGTGGCATCCTCTGTCTGCGAGATGGGGATGCTGCGGGTGGAACTGGAGGCGATTGACGAATGAGTGATGTGACAACGGACACCATGATGCACAGCGTAGCTGCTGGCATCGCCGTTGACATTGCAGAGGAAGGATTTGACCGGGTGTCTGCCCTCCTCGCCGGGATTCCCGGAGGTGCCAATCGTGCTGTAGGATCTGCGCTGGCTCGCGCCGCTGCCGCCGGAAAAACGGTGGCGAAGCGGGCAGTCACGCAGGAGTATGCCATCAGCAGCAGCGAATTTTCCAACCGCACAAAGAATATCAACAACATCCAGCGGGGCAGCAATGGTGAGGTTTCCATCAACTTCGGCTACCGTGGCAGCGTTATCCCCCTTAGAGTTTTCGACACCAAGGTGGACCGCAGCGGCCGCGTGGTAACTCGCGTGAAGAAATCCGGCGCAAGACAGGCACTGGACCACGCTTTTGAGGCGAAGATGGGCTCTCACTATGGCATCTATGAGAGGCAGGGAGAAAAACGGTTCCCGGTCAAGGAATTGTTTGGTCCTGCCACCCCGCAGATGATGTACTCCAACGAGAATGTCATGGACTCCATCGAGGCGAAAATGGCCTCTACCTACGAGGAACGCATTGAGCACGAGATTACACGAGTTTTGAATGGATGGGGTGTGTGATATGACCAGTGTGGTTTTGCTTGAACAGCTGAAAGCATTCACCGAGAAAATCATGTCCGACATGATTCTTCCGGTGGCTATGCAGCAGGGCGATACCGAACAGGCCTACCGCGCCCCGGAAGTCTATCTGATGCGGCTGCCCGACAGCCGTTCTGCAAAGAAGAAAGCCCCGTACATCATCCATCGGGTCATCCCGCTGGCAACGGAGCAGCAGCCCGGCAGCGAGGAGCGAACGGTGGTTTCTGTGCGCTCTATCTTTTGCTGCTACAACCCGGATGAACAGGAGGGCGACCTTGCTCTCTTGAACATGATGGAGCGGTTTCGTGTGGAATTGCTCAAAGTCCGCAAGGTAGGCGGCACTGGCACCGATGGAAGGCATCGGTATCAGTTTACTCTCGACATTTCTCCCGACCACAAGTTGGAAAGCATTCCTTATGACGAGGAATCGAAGCCCTACTATGCCGGAGAAATGATCACCTACTGGAAGCTGCCGACCGTGCAGCAAACGGAGGACATTGAATTATGGCGGTGAAAAAGACCGCGGCGGAACAGAACGCCGAAAACACCGTGAGCGCCGAGCCTGCACAGAGCAAGCCCGGCGTTTCTATTTACGTCGGCCCGTCCATTCTGGGCTACATCCAGAAAAACACGATTTACCCCTGCGCTGCTGCGGAGGCTGTAGAGCGTGATGATGTGAAGATTGCCACCGAGAAATATCCCGGTGTGGCAGACTTCATCATCAATGTGGACGAGCTGCATACCACGCCTGAAAAGGCAAAAGCACGCGGCGAGGCCGTCCTTGCATTTGCACGGATGCTCGCCAAATCCAAGTAAGGAGGAATACATACTATGGCAGATCATGGTATCAATGTCAGCCGCGCCGATACCGCCGTGGCGACACCGAACACCGCAACCTGCGGCATCCCCTTTGTCATTGGCACCGCACCGCTGTCTAAGGCGACCGGTACTGCTGCGACCGCTGGCCTCCCGGTGCTCTGCACCAGCTATGATGAGGCAAAGGAACAGCTGGGTTATGACGACGACTGGGCCAAGTACACCGTCTGTGAGGTGATGTACTACCACTTCAAGCTGTGCGCCTGCCAGCCGGTCATTTTCCTGCCCGTTGGCGAGACCGCCGAGGCTTCCGATGTGTCCGCCGCTGTTGAGCAGATTGAGCTGTGCTTGACCATGTTCGGCATTGTGCCCGACCTGATTATGGCTCCCGGCTTCTCCCAGGATGCCACCGTTGCAGCTGTTATGGACGCAAAGGCTGGCTCCATCAACGGCATGTTTACCGGCAAGGCTCTGGTGGACATTTCCGCAAAGACCTATACCGCTGCGGTTCAGGCGAAAAACAGCGGCACCTATACCGAAAAGACCATCCTGTGCTGGCCCAACGGCACCCTCGGTGATCTGCGTTTCCACGGCTCCACCGTCGAGGCGGGCTGCCTTGCAGAAACCGATACCGGCAACGAGGGCATTCCCTATGAAAGCCCCTCCAACAAGACCGTTCACATCGACGGCCTGTGCGACGACGATGGCAACACCATCAACCTGACCTATAATCAGGCCCTTGTTGTTGATGCTGCAGGCATCTGCACCTTCCTGAACTTCATGGGCGGCTGGACCGCTTGGGGCAACCATACTGCGTGCTACCCCAAGTCCACGGATGTGAAGGACTACTTCATCCCGCTCAGCCGTATGTTCGACTACGTCTCCAACACCCTCATCAAGACGTTCTGGAGCAAGCTCGACAAGCCGATGAACCGTCGTCTCATCGACACTATTCTGGATAGCGCCAACATCTGGCTGAACGGTCTGGTGGGCGCAGGCTATCTGCTGGGTGCCCGTGTGGAAATGCTGGAAAACGAGAACCCGCTGACCAGCCTGATGGCGGGCAAAATCAAGCTGCACGTCTACATGACCCCGCCCTCTCCGGCGCAGGAGATTGATTTTGTGCTGGAATATGACGCTGACTATGTGACCAGCGCACTTCAGTCCTAAAAAGGAGGCACTACAATGGCAATCGATCAGAGCGTTATCAACTTCGCGGTCTATGAGGACAGCGTGGAGTATCTGGGTATGTCGAAAGTTACCCTGCCTGATGTTACCTTTCTGACGCAGAGCATTTCGGGCGCTGGTGTCGGTGGTAACGTCGAAGCGGTCATTCTGGGCCATTTGGAGGCTATGACCCTTGGTCTGGAATTCCGCACCACCACGCCGCAGTCCGTCCAGTTGTCGGAGCTGCGCCGTCACTGCATTGACCTGCGTGTGGCAAACCAGTATGAGGATCCTGTTGCGGGCACGGTCGAGGCACGGAAGGAAAAGCATATTTTCGTGGTCGTGCCCAAATCGACCAAGGGTGGCGCCATTGCCCCCGCAACGCCCACCTCTGGCTCCGGTGAGTACGCTGTCCGCTACTGGGCAACATACATCAACGGTAAGAAGGTGCGTGAACTGGACCCCCTCAACTTCATCTGCTACATCAACGGTGTGGATTATCTGGCCGGTGTCCGTGCGGCCCTGGGCAAGTAATCCGCATATACCGTTCCGCCGGAGCTGCATTTTGCAGTCCCGGCCTATTTTTTGAGCGTGAAAGGAGCTATCCAGCATGAACGCCGTCATTGACCCGAAAGAATTTGATGCAGCTCAGGCTGCCGCTGCAAAGGCTGCTGCCGCTGCTGACCCGTATACCTACACTCACAAGCTCCAGAAGCCCCTTGACTATGAGGGCAAGCACTACGAATCCCTCACGTTCAACTGGGGCAAGCTGACCGGCAATGACTCCATCGCCATCGAGGCAGAGCTTACGGCTCTGAATCAGCCGGTTATCATCCCCTCGATGAGTGCGGGCTACCTTATCCGCATGGCCTGCCGGGCGTGTACCGAGCCTATCGGTGTTGATGTCATTGGTGCTATGAGCATCCGGGACTACAACACCATCCGCACCAAAGCGAGAAATTTTTTGCTGAGGTCGGACTTGTAACCGGTGATGGCGGCGTGTGGCTGCGGCGACAGGTGCTTGCAATGGCACAGGTCAACTGTACACCTGCGCCCTACTGGCTGGAAATGCCCCTGTATCAGTTCCGGCAATGGATCCGCAGCAGCAATGACCTCATTGCCGAGCGCCAGAGAGCGAGAAAGGACGGTAAGTAGTGGCTCGTAAAGAGTGGGAGCTGCTGTTCAACCTGTCCGCCAAACAGAACAGCAGCTTTTCCAGTACATTCAAGGCTGCTCAGTCTGCCCTTGTGGAAACGCAGGGAAAGATTCAGCAGTTGAACAAAGTACAATCCGACATTTCGGCGTACCAGAAGCAGCAACAGGCCGTTGACGCAACCCGTCAGCGGCTTTCTGTTTTGCAGCAGCAGTACGACAACATCCAGAAAGAGATTCAGGAAACCGAGGGCTACTCCTCCGCGCTGGAAAACAAGCTGCTTTCCAAACAGGCGCAGATCGACAAGACCACGGCCTCCCTGAACACTTATGAGCAGCGTTTGGCTGCCACCGGGAATGCTCTGCACGAAGCTGGCGTGGATACCACGCAGCTGACGGCGGAAAGCGTCCGGCTGGAAACTGAGGTCGATAAGCTCAAGGATAAGCAGGTTGACCTCAAGAAAACGATGGACGAGGCCGGTGAGGGCGCAAAGGGATTCGGTGAAAAATCGGTCGAGGCGCTTGAGACGGTCGAGGCCACGCTGGCCACGGTCGGCATTTCAAAGGCCCTCGGAGAAATCCGGGATGCCTACATGGACTGCGTCAACACCGCAGGTGATTTTGAAGCATCCATGAGCAATGTCGAGGCCCTCTCCGGTGCTACCGGTGAGGAGCTGACGGCCCTGTCCGACAAGGCCAAGGAGATGGGCGCGACCACCAAATTCACCGCTGGTGAATCGGCTGACGCTCTGTCCTACATGGCTCTAGCAGGCTGGGATACTCAGTCCATGCTGGACGGCATCAGCCCGGTGCTGAATCTGGCTGCTGCCGCCAACATGGATTTGGCGCAGGCATCCGATATTGTCACCGACTACCTGACCGCCTTTGGCCTGAAAGCCTCCGACACCACACACTTTGTGGACGTGATGGCCTACGCCATGGCCAATTCCAACACGGATGTCATCCAGTTGGGTGAGGCTTACAAGGCGTGTGCAGCTACCGCTACATCCCTCGGCTACTCGGTCGAGGAAACCACCGCTGTGCTGGCTACCATGGCCAACGCCGGTGTCAAGGGCGGCGAGGCTGGCACGGCCCTGAACGCCATCTTCACCCGCCTTGCAACTAACACGAAAGAGTGCGGGGACACCCTTGCAGAATACGGTGTGCAGATTTATGATGCGCACGGCAATATGCAGAGCCTGTCCAGCATCCTCACAGGCATGGCCGGTATCTGGGACACCCTGACCGACCAAGAGCAAGCCAACCTTGCAAAGGTCATTGCCGGCACGAACCAGTATTCCAAACTGCAAACCATCATGGCCGGGTGCAGCGAGGCCGCAGCCGAGGGCGGGCAGTCTTTTGCGGACTACACCGCAGCTCTGAACGACTGCGCCGGATCTGCCGATAAAATGGCAGGCACCATGCTCGACAACATGAACGGCAGGCTGACCTTGATGCAGTCCGCAGCTGACGGTCTGAAAATCGCCATCGGTGAGGATTTGACCCCCGTGATGTCGGATTTGTACGATGTCGGCGCGGAAGTCCTGGGCTGGATGCAGGGATTTGTAGAGGAAAATCCCGGTGTGGTCAAGGGAATTGCAGCAGGAACCGTCACGCTGGGCGGCCTGGTCGGCACGCTGACTGCGGTTTCAGCTGGCATAAAACTAGCTCATGCGGCGGCAACTCTGTTCACTGGCTCTCTGGCGGGACTTGCTGGCCCGCTGACGCTTGCATCTGTGGCGATTGCAGGAACGGTTACGCTCGTCACGGCACTGGCAACATCTGCCGATGCGACGGTGCCCTCTGTAAAGGAGCTGACCAGCGCCGCTCGTGACATGGGCGACAGCATGGAAGAAGCGAGCGAAAGCTACGATTCCACCCTGTCCAACATGGCAGCGACCGCCAGCGTTGCGGACCAGTACATCAGCAAGTTGGAGGCCATCGAGGCCGCCACAAATGGGAACACGGACGGAAATGCCGAATACCACGACACGCTGGCCCGGCTGTCTGTTCTGGTGCCCAGTCTTGCAGATGATATTGACCTTGAGACCAATTCCATCAAGGGCGGCACCGCAGCGCTGCGCCAGCACACGGATGCCTATGTGGCGGATGCCAAGGCACAGGCCCGACAGGAATACCTGAACACCCTTTATGACCAGTACAACAATGTGCTGGTTGAGAGTGCTGAGAACGAAACCAAGCTGGCGACCGCGCAGGCAAAGGTGGAAAAATCCAATGCCGGCATGTCTGCTGCCTACGATAAGCTGCTGACCACCCTCGGCCTGACGGATGAGCAGTTCAAGCTCACCTACGGCACGGTGGAAGATCTGCCGTGGCGCACCATGAGCGAGGATGTGCAGCAACTGCGCACTGAGTATATGGGGTACTCGGATGACCTTGTCACTGCCCGGCGGGAGGTCGAGAACTACACCGCCGCCGTAGAACAGGATCAGGAGGCTATCAATGCCGCCGAGGCCGAGTATCAGGAGGCCAGCGCCGCAGTCGATGCCCTGAATGCTTCGCAGCAGTCCGCCGCCGACAGCGCAGACGATGTTGCAGCGCAGCAGCAGAATGTGGCGAATGCCATCTCTGATGCAGAGCTTCGGATTCAGGACATCATTGCAGCCTACAAGGATGCCTATGATGAAGCCTACGGCAGCATCAGCGGCCAGTATGCGTTGTGGGATTCTGCGGAAAAGGTCGTTTCGACCTCCGCTGCATCCATCAACAATGCACTGCAAAGCCAGATCACCTACTGGGACAACTACAACCAGAACCTCGAAAAGCTGAACGAACGGGCGGCTGACATCGACGGTCTGAGTGAAATTATCGCCAGTTTTGCGGATGGCAGCAAGGAATCCGTCAATGCGATTGCCGGTATGGCCTCGGCCTCGGACGCTGACCTCGCCAAAATGGTTGAGAACTACGCTGCGCTGAAAGAAGCGCAGGATACCACCAGCGAATCTATCGCCGACCTCAAGACCGGCATGAGCAATTCTATGGACGAAATCGCCCAGACCGTAGCCGATACCGTATCGGAAATGGACATGAGCGACGAGGCCACGAAAAGCGCCAAAGCGACGATTCAGGGCTTCATCGATGGCGCATCCAGCATGATGCCCCGTGTGCAGGAAGCCTATGCCAAAATCGCCTCGGCGGCCTCTACTGCGCTGGCAGGCTCCAACGAGCGCTACAATGTCAACCACGGAATCCCCGGATATGCTGTTGGTACAGAAGATGCGGCCCCCGGCTTTGCCCTCGTTGGTGAGCATGGCCCGGAGCTGGTCTACTTCAACGGCGGGGAATCTGTTCTGACGGCATCGGAAACCAGACGGGAGATGGAGAGCGCAAGCGTTACCCCCATGAGCGCTGAGCTGCCAGAGAGCAGCGGCTCCTCCTCAGCACGCAGCACGGTTCCTATATCGCTCTCGCCGGTTTACCATATCTCAGGTATATCTGATACTGCCGAGCTGCAAAATGTCCTGAATGCCCAGAATGACAGCCTGAGAGAACTTGTCCTCGAAATCGTGAAAGATGCAGAGGACGATGATTTCAGAGGGAGGTATGCATGAGTAAAACCTATACGACTGTGCAAGGCGACCGCTGGGACAGCGTGGCCTATAAGCAGCTCGGCAGTTGCGCCTATGCTCCCAACCTGATGGCTGCTAATCCGCAGCACTTGGGCTATTTTGTGTTCCCGGCCGGAATCGTTCTGACACTCCCGAATACCGAGACACAAACCAGCTCCACCTTGCCTCCGTGGAAGAAGGTGGTCACATGAGCGACGAAAATACCGCCCGCCATGCCGAGTGTACGGTGGAGTTTGACGGTGTGGACATCACCAGCAGCATCAAGCCCTACCTGCTGTCGCTGACATTTACCGATAATGAGGAAGATGCCAGTGACGACCTGCAGATCAAACTCCAAGACCGGGAGGGCGTTTGGATGACCGACTGGCTCCAGAAGATGCTGGACGGCGATGTGTCGGCCGCATCTACTGATGGCTACAAGGTTGGTGACGTGGTGCAGTTTCTCGGTGGTCCGCACTACAAGGCATCTACCGACAAAAAGGCAAACGGAACACCAAAGGCTGGTCCGGCCAAGATCACCATCATCAAACATGGTGCGCTTCACCCGTACCATGTTATTCACACGGACGGAACGTCCAGGGTCTATGGCTGGGTCGATGCCAGCGAGATCTCCGGTAAATCTGGCGGCAGTTCTTCCGGCAGCGGTGAAGGCGGCCTGAAAATCCGGGCTACCATCACGGCCTGTAACTGGCACTCTGACGGGAAGGATGAGGCGCTGGACTGCGGGGAGTTTGAGTTGGACAGCATAAACGCATCCGGCCCGCCCGACATCATCACCATAAAGGCCACGGGGCTGCCCTATACCAGCCAGATCCGGCAGACCAAGCAGAGCAAGGGGTGGGAAAAGTACAAGTTATCCGGCATCGCCAATGAAATGGCGAAGAAGAACGGTATGCAATCCCAGTTTCTTGCAAAGCAAGACCCGGAGTATAAGCGTGTGGAGCAGTACCGCTGCTCTGACATCGACTTCCTGTCGCAGCTGTGCCATGATGCCGGCCTGTCGCTGAAATGTACAGACGGCAAAATCGTCATCTTCGACCAGAAGGAATACGAGGGAAAAGATTCTGCATGGACTGTCACCAAGGACGACAAGAGCTATATCAAGTGGAACCACACGCTCGGCCAGGCCGGAACGCAGTATGCGTCCTGCCGGGTGTCCTATGTTGGGCCGAACGGCAAGCCCCTTGAGGGTATCGCCTACGTCAAGGACTACGATGCCAAGAGCAAAACCAACCAGCAGCTGGAAGTTTATGCCCCGGTCACGAGCAAGGCCGAGGCCAAAGAACTGGCTGCCAAAAAGCTCCGACTACACAACAAGTTTGAGCGTCAGGTGGGCTTTACCTATTCCGGTGATCCGGGCAAGGTGGCCGGTCTGACGTTTGAGGCTAAGGACTTCGGGCCGTGGGATGGAAAGTACATCGTGAAGCAGGCCAAACATACCGTGACTGGCTCTGGCGGGTACACCACGCAGGTTTCCGGCCGTCATGTTTTAGGAGGGTACTGATGAACACTGCTGTTGATGTTCGCCTCGGTAAAGTCACCGATGTGAACAAAGAAAAGCGCCTTGTCCGTTGTAAGTTTGAGGACACCGGCATCACGTCCGGTTGGCTCCCGGTGATGCAGCACTACAAAGCCATTGTCTATACGGAGTCAGCCGGTGAGCATAATCACCAGTATATCCACCCCAGCCCCTACAACCTTGAAATCAAAAAGACCATGGATGGCTCCCGCCAGATTTGGGATGAAGAGGAAAAGGTTATCGGAGCGGACAACTCCACCGACCATCAGCACAAGTCTCATGTGGTGTGGTGGTTGCCGGCCGTTGATGATACGGTGGTCTGCCTGTACCTCCCGTGCTTCAATGCTGATGGTTTTGTTCTGGGAGGGATTTATCCGTGATCGTTGGTTGCCTCGGAGACATCAGCTTTTCCGTGTTTGATAGTCATGTCGAGACCATCAAGAACATGGTGCAGAATGTGTCGGCCAGATACACGACCCACCAGCGCACCGGAGGTCCTGCCCTGACCGAGTTTACAGGCACCGATGCCCAAACTATTACGTTTGACATTGAGCTGGCTGCATACCTCGGCGTGAATCCCGCCAAGGAGCGGGAACGGCTGAAAGAATGTGTCCTCAACGGGACTACGCTACCGTTCGTTCTCGGCAATGTGGTCTACGGCAGCTATCGGTGGGTTATCAAATCTGCAAAATTTAAGACCCTGCACACAAACGCTTTCGGTACGCCGACATGGATTACCGCAAGCGTTTCTTTGTTGGAATACCAGAGAGAATGAGGTGATTTTTGTGAGCAACTACTTGGTATCGGCAAACGACCTGACCACCATTTCCCTTGGAGAACAGGATACCGTGACCAGCGTTCTGCAGAACATCGCCGTCATCCTGTCCACACCAAAAGGCACAGTGCCGTGCTATCGGGAATTTGGCATTGATATTGCGAACATTCTCGACCGGCCGGAAAACGTGGCGCAGCCTATGCTCTGCGCTGCCATCAAGGAGGCCATCGAGCGATTTGAACCTCGTGCTACCTACATGGGGACTACCTTCAAGGAAGCCCCTGACACTCCCGGGCGGATGCTGCCCGTCGTGGAGGTGAGCATCAGTGCGTAAAACTTACGAGTTCGTGTCCACGGACATGGATGAGCTGGACAGTCTGCTTGTCACAGGGTATGAGCAGTTCTTTGGCAAAACTGTGATGCCCGGCAGCCCGGAACGGCTTTTCATTTCGTGGGTCGAGGATGCCATCATGTACGAGCGTGCCCAGAACAACTGGACAGGCAGCCAAAACTTACCCAGCAGCGCAGAGGGCGAGTATCTGGATGGCCTGGCCGAGCTGTTTTACTTGCAGGAGCGTCCTAAGCCTACGGCGGCGACCTGCACCATGCGCTTTTACATCAGCGAACCCCGCCAGACGGCGGTACTGATTCCGGCCGGCACCCGTGTCACGGACGACAATGCAGCCCTGTACTGGGAAACATCCGCCGATGAGTACGTTCCCATCGGCGCAACATACACGGATGTTCAAGTGACCTGCCAGACCGTAGGCACGGCGGGCAATGATTATGCTGTGGGTGACATCCACACCGCTGTTGACATCTACGACTACTATTCTGGCTGCTCCAATATCACGGTTAGTGCAAACGGCTCTGATGCCCCGGACGACGAGGAATTTTATGAGCTGATGCGTGACAGTCAGAGTGCATGGTCTGATGCTGGCCCAATCGGTGCCTACAAATACTTTGCAAAGAGGGTTTCCACGGAAATCGCAGATGTCGTTGCAAATTCGCCCAGCCCTGGCACGGTTTGCCTGTATGCCGTCATGAACGACGGCAGCGTGGCTGGCGAAGAAACCAAGCGTGCCATGGTTGCGGCCTGCTCACCGGATGAAATCCGGCCGCTGACGGACTATGTGATCTCCGGCGACCCGGAAGAAGTGCCCTATGATATCGACCTGACCTATTACCTGACCCGTGACGGAAGCATTTCCGCAAGTGAAGCTCAGTCTGGCGTGAATGAGGCTGTGCAGCGGTACATCCGCTGGCAGTCCGGCAAGATGGGCAGGGACATCAACCCTGACAGGCTGCGGTATCTGCTTCTTTCGGCCGGCATCAAACGTGTAGACCTCAAACAGCCCGCCTTTACTCCGCTGGAAGACGGTGCGCCATCCCTTGACCGCAACGACAAGGTTCCGCAAGTGGCAAAGTTGGGCACGGTGACGATAAAGAGCGGAGGGTATGAGGATGAGTAACCACGGCCTGACTGCTGACAACATGATGCAGCAGTTTCCGATTGCGCTCCAAAAAGACCCTAAGACGGTGGCTCTGGGACAGGCCATAGCCAAGGTGATGGAATCCCGGCAGGATGAAATCGACTCCCTGCGGATTTATACCCGCATCGACGAACTGCCCGAATGGCTGCTTGACATTCTGGCTCGTGACTTCGCCGTGGACTGGTACGATAGATCCTACACCCTTGAGGAAAAAAGAAAAACCATCAAGGACAGCTTCTATGTTCACCGGCACCGTGGCACAAAAGCGGCTGTTGAAAGAGCCATTTCTGCGATTTATCCCAATCCCAAAGTTTTGGAGTGGTTTGAGTACGGCGGCGATCCGTACCACTTCAAACTCCGTATCACGGTTGATTTCGCTGCAATCAATGAGGCCAAACATCAGCAGGTTTTGCAAAAAATCATCTGCTACAAAAATCTTCGGTCGCATTTGGACAGCGTCATTTACTACACGGAAACGGAGCCGAAAGCGTGCTATGTTGCAGCGATTCCCTGCGCCACAACGATGTCCTACACGGTTCTTATGCCGGGTGTTATCGAGCCGCGGGCAGTCAGCGCACACGCCTGCGCCGCTGGTGCGGTCAGCACAACTCGGATGAAAACGACCATTGCGCTGCCCGGAACTATCCACGCCAAGGCTGTGTCTGCACAGGCGCTTGCATCTGGCAGACCTGCGCAGACCTATGAAACCGTCACCATCAAGTTAGGAGGGAAATCGTTATGAGCTGGGAAAAATATGCATATACCAGCGCCGGTGCTGCGATGTTGTCCGAGTCCATTTCGGGCGGTGCGCTCACCATCACCCGTGCTGTAAGCGGCACGGGCACCGTTGACACCGACTTGTCCGAGGAAACGGCAGTCAGCGGTGATACCTATGAGCTTAAACTGCTGGGCATCGACACCGTGGAATATGAGGGTGAAAAAGCCCGCAAAGTTAGCATTTGGACGGGCGGTGCAGATAAGCCGTACTTCATGCACCAGATCGGTGTGTTTGGCCGCCTCAATGACGACCCAGAGGACACGCTGCTCTTTTTGATGCAGGACGATCGGGGCATCGAGATCCCGGCCATCGGTACTGCTGACCATGAATTCCAAATTGCTGTGTTGCTGGCCGTTTCGACCAAAGCCAATATCTCACTCACCGTTGACCCGCAGGTTGAAGCAATTATGCGGATGGTGCGGGAAATGGTGCTGAAGGAGATCTCACAGCACAACGATGCCCCGGATGCCCATGCCAAAATCATCACCGAAGCCACCAGTAAGGCTCTGAAAGAGCTGGAGGAATCCGGCCAGATCATGTCGGAAGACAGGGTCAAAGAACTTATCAAAGAAAGCGGCGGCGGTGGTGGCGGCGGCTACTATGGCAAATACGACCTGACCCTTTCTGTGGACGGCTGGAAAGCCGTATCGGACAGCGAGGGTGAAATGCCGTATGCGTATACCTACGATGCAGAGTTGGCAGACTGCACCCCTGAGCTTTGGCCCAGCGGTTCCGCAACTGCCAGCTGCTTTTCTATTTCGAACAAGGCGGGTGTCCTGAACGGGTGCGAGACTTTGAACGGTATTGTTCGCTTTTTCTCTCAGCGCATCCCGGAAGCTGATATTCAGGCAGTCGTCACTCTGTTCGGGAAAGGAGGTGGCACCGGTGAACTGGTAATTGCGACCCGTGACCGGCTGGGATGCGTGAAAATTGGCGACGGCGTGGAAGTGACCAAAGACGGTGTTATTTCTGTCCACGCCACAGTTTCCGAAGACCAGATGGCCGCTACGGATGATGTATCCGAAATGCTGGCCGAAATCTACGACAAATAAACACCAAACAACAATTTACGGAGGATACTTATTATGGCTTACAATGTTGAGAAGCTCGCAAAGCTGGGCGCACTGAAGGAGCTGGGTCTGAAGCAGAAGGCCGTTGACGAGGCCCAGAACAAGCGCATCAAGGCTCTGGAGGATGTCGGCGCACAGGCCAACGTCTTGGAGGGCGTTAAGGTGAACGGCGTTGCCCTGTCCATCGCTGAGAAGATGGTGGACATTCTGGTTGCCACCGGCTCCAAGAACGGTAGCATTTCCGTGGCTGGTACCGATGTTGCCATCAAGGGTCTGGCTGCACTGGCCTACAAGGCGAAGATTTCCCAGTCTGACCTCGACGACGCTCTGGCTGCTGTTCTGGCTGCAAAGGCCGACAAGACCACTACTCTGGGTGGATACGGCATCACCGACGCTTACACCAAGGACGAGATCAACGCCAAGATCAGCGCTGTCTATAAGCCCGCTGGCTCTGTGGTCTTTTCTGCGCTGCCCGCGCTGGCTGAGAATGTTCTGGGCAACGTCTACAACGTGACCGATGCTTTCACCACCACCAACAACTTCGTTGAGGGTGCGGGCAACAAATATCCCAAGGGCACCAATGTCGTGGTGGTCAAGGTCGGCGATGCCTACAAGTATGATGTGCTGGCCGGTTTCGTTGACCTGTCTGGCTATGTGGAGAAAGAAGCGGGCAAGGGTCTGTCTGACGAGAACTTCACTGCGGCTCTCAAGGATAAGCTGAACGGCATTGAGGCTGGCGCAAACAAGTATGTCCATCCCACCCACACCGCTGCTGCCAGCGGTTTGTACAAGACCACTGTGGATGAAGAGGGCCATGTGACCGCCACCACTCCTGTGACCAAGGATGACATCA